CGTTCGATCTCGGGCTAATGATGGAATTCCTCTTTCGACGCAAGACGCTTATCAAATCGTCAAGGCTCGCCGCGTGATGGCCCAGCAACAAGCCAGGGCTGCACAAGAGCAACGAGCCCGTCAACAGTCTGCACGGCGTATTGGTCGTGCTGTTTCGGGTGGGAACCCCTCCAATGGAGAGATTCCCCCTGATATTAAAAAGAAGGGTGCCTATGCCATTTCACAATGGTTGGCAGCTAATCCTGAAGCAGCCCGAAAAATCTCCCAATCACTCCGTTAACCTTTCCCCTATTGGAGCATTAGAAAATAATGGCAGTTACAACTCTTACCATTGGTAACGAACTACTCTCGACGACGATGCATATCGTCATGAAAGAGTGGCGCGATAACATTTACACTAGCACCGCGTTTCTCGAGGCACAGGCTCGAATTCATGGTGAAGGTGGACCCACCCAAGCTGGTGGAACACGAATCGTCCAGCCTCTTGGATTCGGTGAGCACAGCAAGACAACCAAGTTGTCTACTGGTTACGAGCGCATCGATCTGAGTGTCTCAGACGTATTCCAGCCTGCAGTATACGACTTCGCACACGTTGTTCGTCCTATTGCAATCTCTGCAGAAGAGGAAATGACCAACCAAGGTGACGCAGCGGTCCTTTCGATTCTTGAGAACCGTGTCACATCTGTAGCGAACGCCATGAAGCGTGACTATGTCAAGCAAATGGTTCAAGGTAACGTTACAGAGTGGGACGAGTGGAACAGCCTGAACGGTATCGGAACCGCCGTTACTGACGGTCTTCTTGAAAACGCTGCCGCCGGTAGTGGTTCTCAGGACTCTTCTGTCGGTGGAGTTAGCAAGAGCACGTTCTCTTCTAAGACTGGTTGGAACAACCAATTCTTTGATATCGCAGATTCCTTCAACTCTAACGGTCTTGCTGGACTGTATGACTTGATGGTTGAGATCGAAGCTGTAAGCGCACAAGGTAAGCCAAACGTGATTCTTTCATCACGCGCAGCGTTCAAGAACCTGAAGCGCGCACTTCAGGCTTCCGAGCGTTACATGGACGAGAAGAGCCTGGACGGCGGCAAGATGAGCACAACCTTCCAAGGTGTGCCCATTGATGTCGAGTACTACATGCCTTCCGAAGGCGGTGTTGACGGATCGTTCTACTTCTTGAACATGAACGACATCTACACCTTGTGGGATCCGAAGGGTTACTTCGATCTTAGCGACTTCGAAACCGTGTCTGGTGAGTACGACGTTCGTGCCGCCAAGCTTCGGTGCCGTGGCCAGCTGATCGCGAAGCACCTCGGTTCGTCCGGTCTCGCAGTCAACGGCGACGTATTCTAAGAAACCATTTGGGTGGGGGTCGCGGTGATCCCCACCCTACTTCATAGCCAATGTCTCGAGAGTAGGAGGACAAAATGGCAATTCATAAAATCGATCAGGTAGATGGCGTAGCCAATATTCCAAAAAAGTTTGTAACACTGACGGCTACCGGTGCTATCGCAAAGGGTCAAGTCGTTTCGATGGACTTCAGCGTACTCACAAACGGTCGCGGATTCCACGTCAAGGTTACAGATCAAAATGACTCTCCACTTGCAGTTGGAGTTGCAACAGAGGCTGCAACTGCAGCGGGAGACGAAATTAGGGTTCAAGTCGCTGGGTTCAACGACGACGTGACTCTTTCTTCTGGAACTCTGACCCTCTCTGGGGCTGGCACCCGATTGATTGGAACCAACACGTCTGGAAACGTCCGAGAGTTGGGCGCTGCGAACAACTTTACGACTTACTTTGCAATTCTTGTGAAGGCATTCACTACCACTAGTGACGGTGCCATCTTTATTCGCGACCACGGCTATTACGGCTGATAAGAATCGCTACCGGGCTCCGCGCCCATTTTCGGCTGCTGGGGTATACTATCTCAGCAGCCGTTTTCTTTTTCAAGGGTGACCGATGAATCTCAAAGATATAACCGACGAAGTCAACTCAGCACTTGACTACAATCCTGATCTGGCAGCGTATAAAGACCAAGTCTCACGGGTAGTCAATCGTCACTATCTGCAGATTTCCAGTCAGTACAACTGGCTGTTCAGGCAAAAGACTTCGAAGCTTACGCTCCGAAAAGACATCAGCAGTAAAACGACCACTGCAGATGATGGCACAACCACCAGTATGAACGTCTTAAACGTTGGTAACGACTTGATTTTGGACACCGATCCCGAGGGCAGTACAAGCAGTTCTTTTGATGCTAGTAACGTTGCCCGTTTTGTTGGGACTTCGGACACCCTTCCAACACCAGAAATGCTCGGAAACACGTTGGTGATTAGCGACAACAACACGTTCACGACTTTGGATGGCATGTCGCATGGTGCAAGTGAGCGAGAGTTTACGATTACTGGAATTTTTGATTTAGACGAAATAAGAGGAAAATATGGAAGTCTTGGTAGATATGGCGGCACAGGTG